GGTCCGGCCGCGAAACGATACGCCCTTTCGGGTCTGGCGCGCATACATCTCAGCAATGGGCACGCGGCCGGCGCCGAAGCTGACGTGCCCGCTCAGACGACTGAACGACGGCCTGGAGACGCGGATGTCCTTGCGCAGGGATGCCTGCTTGATGCCGGCTGCCTTAGCAAGTCGGCGGACGGTGTGGCTCTTGATGCGCGTCAGTGTGCGACTGATGGCTCCCTGCATCACACGCGCCATGCCGTTCGGGATGCCGCGCAGGTCGCGCATCATCGCCCGCGTCTGCGCCTCGTCGAACCGAATGTCGACTATCCTCCGGTCAACCATCAGATGACCTCCAGGCGCAGATAGGTATCGGTCTGCACAAGTATCCGTGCGGGCCGGCGGGCTTCCGGCGCGCCGCCGGCGCGGTCCGCCAGGGTGACGGTGTCCCGCCCCGTGTCGAGGCCCGCCAGGCTGATGCCGCCGATGCCGTCATCGTCGATGGCCGTCTCCCGGTTGGCCACGACTATCTCTACGCGCCGGGCCGGCGCCTGGCCGGGCATTGCGGACACGTCCTGCGGCATGTGCCGGCGGACGATGGCCATGATGTCGCGGGTTGCCCCGCCCTGCGGCGTGTAGCTGATCGTCTCGCCGTAGGTCCGGAGCTGCATCTCGACTGTGCCGGAGAAGTCGAACACTGCGCCTCCCCTCATGAGAGCGCGGCCCGCCGTCATCGTCGGGAGGCGGCGGCCGCTGGCGGCGGGTCCGCGCCCGAGGTGTCAGAACAACAGGTTGACGGTGACGCTGCTGCCGGAGCAGTCGCCGATGGACGTGCTGCCGGTGGCAGCCACGCGCACGTACCGCTTGACATCGCCGGGCAGGGCCACCCGCTTCGTCGCGGCGGCCGCGCCGGCGCCGCCCGCGCCCGTCTGGGTGAGCACCGTGCCGTAGAGGTTGACGGCGCCACTGAAGTCCGCCGCGTCGTCGTGCTGGACGACGTAGATCATGGTCTCATCGTCCGGCAGGGGCGTGGCGCCCAGCGCCGGAGCACTGATGAGCAGCTCGCACCGCGCGCCGAAGTCGTCGAGCGCATTGGCGTGAGCCAGATCAATGCCGTCGGTGTAGACCGTGCCGGCGCTGGCCGGCAGGGCCTTGGAGACTTCGAAGGATGCATCCTTGATGCTCGGTCCGGTCATTGCTTTCTCTCCCGTATGTTGGGGGTGCCGGGGGTGCCCGGCCCGCCGCTAACGGGGCGGGCCCGGGCGTTCATCCCGATCAGGACTCGGAGTTGGTGATCGCGTCGGTGACGGCAATCGGGACGCCGAAGGCGCTGTCGGGGAACGGTGCCGGCGCGCCCGTCGGGTTCGTCGCCGTGCGCGATTGCTGGAGCTGCTTCAGGCTGCGCCGGTTCATCAGCAGCACGTCCGGCTTGGCGCCGGCGGGGAAGAGGGCCAGCAGGTCACTGATCATGTCGTCAGTGAGTGTCTTGGTGTCCTCCTCGATGTTCTTGATGCGCCCGATGCTGTAGATGGAGCCGACCTGGAGGCCGATGCGGGAGAGCAGCTCCTGCACGTAGCCCGTGTAGGGCTTGGAGTTGGCGTCGACCAGCCGCTCGGTCATGATGTCGCTCATGGCGAACTGACCGCCCTGGCCGACGACCCACTCGACGTTCTTGCGGCCCCAGCGGACGCCCCACACGCTCGTCTTTGCGCTGTTGCCGCCGGCATCGACCTCCATCGAGGAGTCGACGGCGGCCAGCAGGCCGGGGCAGCCCTTGGCGCTGTTGCCCGTCCCATAGTAGAACTGGGCGGCCAGGTTCTGCATGGCCGCTTCCATGACGGCTTCCGCCTCTTCGAGGATGTAGGCGGTGGCGCCGTCCTCGGCGGCGTCGGCGATGGCCTTGTCGCACTCCCACCGGGGGTTGAAGATGAAGCACTCGACCAGGCGGTTGACGACGGTGCTTTTGCCGGGGGTCGAGCCCTCGTTGGCCCCGCGCCAGAAGTCACCGGCCGGCAGGCCGGTGCGCACGCGCGTGTAGTAGTTGAGCCCGGCGATGGTGCGGGCAGCCGCCATCTGCACCTCGGGGTGCGCGCTGCCGGTCTCATTGATCAGTCCAACGCCGGCGTCGGACAGGTTCCGGACGGCGATATCCAGCAGTGTCGGATTGGCCATCTTTCCAGCTCCTTCTGTTGTGGGGGGTTAGCTGATCAGCGCCTGCCGTCCGGCGAACTTGACGCCGGTGAGGTACGCGATCTCGTTTTCCGTGTAGCCCTTCAGGCGCAGGGCATCGGCGGCGCTCTGCGCGGGCGTGGGCGCCTCCGAGAATGGGAGCGCTCTCGCCTCGCCGCCGACGCCTTCCGTCTCGCAGAAGTTCCGCAGGCGCTCCGCCTCGGCGCCGGCCTCAGCGGCAAGGGCACGGTAGGCGGCGGCGAGGCTCATTTCGCCCGCGAGCACTTTGACGCTCAGGGCGTCGCCCAGGGCGTCGCGGTCTTCAGCGCTGAGTTCAACGGCCGGGGGATCGGGGACGGCCGCCGTGAGCGCCGCAGCGGCTTCGGACGAAAGCTGTGTCTCTTCCTCCTCATCGATGGTGGCTGCCACGGCTTCCGTCGGGGCCTCCTCAGCTTCCTCTGCTTCGGAGGCGATCATGCCGGCCTCGGTGGCCAGCACCTCCGGGTCCATCTCGTCGTCGGCCGGCTTGCGGCCGCGCAGTCGGTCAATCAGGTTCATGCCGACCTCCTTCGTGAGTGGGGTGGTGGTGGATTGTGGGCGTGCGGCCGCCAGGGCGGCGAACGCCGCGTCGAAGTTCACAACTTTGTCGATCAGGCCCAGGGCCCGGGCCTCGTGGGCAAGCCAGCAGCGGCCTGTTGCCAGGGCCTGCACCTCGTCGCGGTCCATGCGACGACCGGCCGCCACGGCGTCGACGAAGAGTCCGGCCAGGGCGTCGATCTCCTCCTGTAACACAGCGATTTCCGCGTCGCTGATCGGGGCGTTGCCGGCGCCCGTGCCCTTGAGCGGCCCACTGCGGATCAACAGGGGCTTGACGCCGGCCGCCGCACAGGCACCGCTCCAGTCCTCCAGGTAGAGATAGACGCCGATGGAACCGACACGGCTGGTCTCCGAGGCGGAGACGATGTCCGCCTGGCTGGCGATCCAATAGGCCGCGCTGGCACCGACGTTCTCGACATGAGCGTGCACGGGCTTGGCGGCGCGCGCAGCGGCTAAGGCGGCCTGCATCTCCCCCTCCATGCCGGTGATGATGCCACCGGGGGAGTTGACGTAAAGCAGGATGGAGCGGACGGCAGCATCGGCGGCGGCCCCCTTGATGGCCTCGATGAGGTCCGGCATGGCCGTGGCCGGGCAGTCGCTGAGCGAGTAAATGGCGGGGACCTGGTCGAGGATGTCGCCGACGACGTTGATCAGGGCGACGCCGTCCTCCACATCATAGAAGGCGTGGCCGGGGGCCGCCTCGTCCGGATCGGGGAGGGGCTCGAACAGGGAGGCATGGGGAGCGGACGAGGCGGCGACCAGCTCGTGGGCGCGGCGGGCCTTCAGGCGCAGGTGAGTCGGTTCCATCGCCCACGGATGGGCGGCGAGGGCGGCGGCGACCGAGGCGTAGTAGGTGTTCATGCGGTTGCTCCTTGGTTCTGGGGGGCGGCGGCCGCGCCGGGGCGCAGGGTGCCGAGCACCTGGCCGAGGGTCACGCCCCTCTCGGCGGCATAAGCCATCGCGGCGGCCGTCTCGTCGACAAGCTCGTAGAAGTCGTAGCCGTGCTCGCGGCACCAGCGCTGGGGGCTGAGCAGTCCGGCGTTGATCTGGTCGATGCCGGCCTTGACCTCGGCGGACGGGTTGGTCCACGGGTAGGGGGCAACGGAGTGCCAGGTCCAGCGCACGTCTTCCAGCGCCATGCCGCGCGGTAGGGTCAGTTCACCATCCCGGTTGACGGCCAGGTTCAGGCGCCAGAGCGTCCAACGGTCGTGCCACTGTATGGCGTCCTGCTGCTTGGACTTCAGGGCGATCCGGAACTGCTGATTGTCGCCGAGCCGGGCGCTGAACGAGGCGGCGCGCGAATCCCAGAATGTGAACGGGATATCAAATGCGAGCAGGGCGATGTGGATGACCAGCTCCGTGAATGCCTGGAACTCAGACGACGGATGGCTCGACTGGAGAAGCTCCAGCTTGTCCCCCGGCGCAAGCTGGAAGAGGGCGCTCCCCTTTGGCGCAAACTTCTTCCACTGTTCGGCGAGGTTCTCGTCCGTCGCCACGGCGTCGGCCGCGCCGCCGGTCCCGCCGGCATCGGTCAGGTCGGCGGTGGGCAGCCCGCCGAACTCGTTGCCGAGCTCCAGCTCGGAAGAGTAGAGAGCCGCGCCCATGAGCGCGTGCATCTTGGCCTTGAGGAGGGCATACTCCACGCCGTCGTACAAGTCGCGGAAGCTGTTGAGCGCGGAAGTGATGGGGCTGACGCCCCGGCCCTGGTCGAAGCGACTCCAGAACCCATAGGGGATGACGTTGCGGGCGGGAACCACGCGGTCGAACAGCAGGCGTGTGCCGCTGCGATTGCAGACGGCGTATTCGATTGGGCGGCCGGCCCCGTTGTAGCGGACTCCGTGGCGGAACTTTGATGCGTCCATGCCCTGCGGCAATCCGCCGGGCGGCACGGCGATGCGGTCCGCCTCGATGGCCTGCACCTTGCCGGTCTTGATCTTCAGAGAGTGCAGGTCTCCGTCGAGGTGGCGGCATATCTCCATCAGGCGCGCGTACTGGCGACGATTGAAGCGACCGCTCACGTCGAACTCGCCGGCCGAGCTCTTGGCCTCGATGAAGGCCTCCAGCTCGCGGTTGAAGCCTTCGTCGTCAGTAGCTGCCTGGAACTCGAACTGGCAGATGTGATCGACTGACTTGCGGACGGCCCACGCCGCCAGGGCGAAGTTACGGTACTGATCGCGGCCCGTGGCGCTGATGCTGCGGCGGCCGCTCTGCGACAGCACGTCGTCTTCGCCCATGGTCAGGGTGCTGGGCGCCGTGCGGAATGCGGCGCTCTGCGCGGCGGCATAGGTGATCTTCCGCTTGCGGGTTGGCCGGGGGTCGGCACTCATCGGGTCAACCTCATATCAGGATATGCGACGGCCGGCGCACGGCCGGTCTCACGCAGGTAGCGACGATGCCACACCGTCCAGCTCTGCTCCAGCGTTGCGAGCTGCGCGCGCTGAGTCTGTGCCTCGAACAGCGAGCCGGCCTGCTCCTGGCGGACGGCAGTCATGGCGGTCTCTATCTCTTCCAGGTGCTCGCGGGCCGTTTTCAGCCCGGTGACCAGCACACTGCCCGTGCCGCTCAGTCCATCCGCCGTGGTGCGCTTGACGACGATCCAGTCCGTCGCGTCCGTCCCGTCCTGTAGGAGAGCGAGCTCACCGTTGCCGATGTGGACGGCGGTGCCGGCCGTGCCGCCGGGCGCCGCCCACGATACGGTGTCGGCCGAGGCAGCGGTGAGCGTACCGGTGCCGGGCGCTGTGCCATCGCTCACGTCCAGGACGCTTATTCCCGCCAGCGGCGTTGTGTAGCTGAAACCCACGGTAACTCCCGGCGCACAAAAGAGAGGGCGGGCGTCAAGGTGTCAGGCCCCTGACGGCCCGCCCGGTGGCACAGAGATGGACGACTCGCTGCTATGTGAGACGTTACAACACTTGTAGGGGGAGGTCAATGCTTGCGCGGCGCTGTTTGGATAGAATCTATCCAATTTCCGGCGCAGTGGCGTCGGCGCCGAGCAATCGGCCGGACCGCTGCTGCGATTTGCGGCTACGGCGCGCCAGGGTCATGTGCTGTTCCTGCTGTGGCAGCACGGTGCGGGTGCGGTAATATTTGCCGCACCCGGTGCACTGCACGCGCCGCAAGGCAAAGCCCGTATAGATGCGGCCGGTTGCGGGGTCGGCGACCGGCCGTCCGGGGAACTGCCCGAGGGTGGCCTTGATTTTGTGGCCCAGGTGGCCGCAGTGCGGGCACGCAGCCGGCACGACCACCACTACAGGGTTGCGACTGTGTTTGGCCATCGGACGCCTCCTTCTTTCGGGAAAGGCTTGTCTGCATCTATGTTATGATCGCCTTGCGCGTGTGGCGACGGCGCTTGGGGCGGCTGTCCGGCAGGCCGATACCGAGCGCCGGCTGACGGCCTTCCAGCAGGCTGATGCAGCATTCCATGTAGACCGCCGCATCGAGCCAGTGGTTATCCGCCCGGCCCCGCGCGGGCTTCCAGACGAGGTAGCCGCTGGCGACCTCCTGCTGTACCTCCGCCGTGATGTGGCGGGCGAAGCTGTGATGCGTCTTGCGCGTCTCCGGGTCGAACAGGGCGACGCTGCCCGGTACCCCGCTGTCCAGCATCCAGCCGGTGTGAAGCCGCTGCTTGTAGGCATCGGTGTTGGCCACGTATATCCGCGTGCCGTCCTCGGCCGCCGTGCGATAGCAGCAGTGGTCGAGCGTGAGTTGCGCGTTCTTGGGCACAGTGTATTTGCCCTGGTGGGGGGCACTGCCCCGGCCCATGACGGCGCCCCAGACGGGGGCGTTCTCGCGCGCAAACTGGAGCACAACGCGTGTGACGTAGCGGGCATCCACCAGGCATCCGGCCAGCGGTATCGGCTCCCCGGAGTCCAGACGATAGGGCTCCTCGACGAACTTGTCACGCAGGCGGCAGAGGCCGCCGTAGATTGCGAGTTCGAGTGCCTGTAACTGACGGGCGTCGTTCACGTCCACGCGGCCAACGGGGGCATCGATCCCCTGCACGCCATAATCGACAATGCTGCACATGCGGCCTGCCGCGTAGGCGCCGACGACCCAGTGGATGCCGTGCTTGCCGACATCCCATCCGCTCACCAGTGCCAGTGTGTCGTCGGGCACCTGGCCGCGCGCCAGGCCGGACGTTTTCGTCTCCACGCGGTAGCTGCTCAGTGTGGCTGCCCCCTCGTCGGCCAGGTCGCGCGGCTCGTTCTGATACTCGGCCCAGAAGAGGTCCTCGTCTTCCAGGTAGATGTCCATCGCGAACTGCACGGCACTGATCTCGCCAAGGCTGGTGTGATACCGCTCCGGCCATGTCGGTTTCGCGCCCTTGTCCATAGCCTCGCGGTGGGCACGATAGAACGCGGTGGCCTCGCGCACGTCGCCGTGCTTCTCCAGCGAGGCGATGCGCATCTCGTCGTATTCCTGCCAGAGCTCCAGGTTGTCGGGCAAAGCTTCCAGAAGCTTGAAGCGCCGCCCCTTCCACTCCGGACGTTCCAGATATTGACTCGTCAGGTCTCCCTTCCTGATGATCGTGCCGATGTACACGGCGGTCAGCACCTTATCCGGGCCGGCCAGGCCGAGCACGTCGCGTTGGATGCGGCGGGCGTGCTTGTCGCAGATCGTGTCGGAATACGCACCGTCCGTATCGATCGGGTCGTCGAGGAAGGCCAGGTCGGGGCGTGCCATCGTGCCGTCCGGCCGTGTGAAGAGCAGGCCCCGAATGGCCTTCTCCATCGACTTGACCGCGACGACGGCACCGGAGCTGGGCGTGCCCTCGATGGTCGGGAAGACGATGAGCTGGTAGCCTCCCCAGTGCATGTGCGTCTGCCGGCCGTTCACGGTCTGCCCGCGTGCGCGCTGGTACCTGCCTTCCAGGGCGCGGGCGCAGATGCAGGGGCCGGGGAAGTCGGCCATGAGGAGGTCGGACGTCTCAATGGTAGTGCGGATCGTGCTCAGGCGCTGCTTGCTGTGCTCGTGTGTGTCGCAGACGAGCACGATGTAGCGGCGATGGCCGTAGAGTATCGCCCATATTA